TAGGACCGCCTTGGACATAATAGCGAGAGGATTCTCCAAGCTCACCTTCCCAGCCATATTGGGTGTCAAAGCGAGTAGAGCTGTAGTCACCATCTTGGAACGAGGAGTTAGCCTCGACATTGACGAACTGACCAGCGAAAGCAGGAGAAGATGCCAGCAGGGTAGCGGCGGAGATAGCAATAAATTTCATTCTAAATAAGTGGATTACATGTTAAGTTCAGATCGTGCAAGTGCATCAAACACATCTTGTCGGTAGGCTGGATCGTTGTCATAACGAGGATCATCCATAGCAGCGACAAGCTCGGCCTGTGATCTGAAGACAGGAGCCGAGGATTCTTGAGCTGCTCTACCTGAATACATACGGCCTTCGTAGCCTTGTTGTTCTTGATAAGTAGCCATGAGTCCTGCAACAGCAAGTTGAATAACAGCAGGGTCACCACTGTCTACAATGGAGTCGAATGCTTCAACATAATTAGAAGCTACATTCTGACTTGCCCATTCCATAAGGTTGGTATAAGCATCCTGACCACCAGCAAAGTTCTGAATCTGATTTACTTCAGCATCAGTAAGGTCTCGTGCTTCTGGTTCAGGTGCTCCACCATCCTCATAGACATTCATGTAGGCATCAACCAAGTCTTGAGAACTCATCTCAGTAAACATCTTGTAGGTATCTTCAGATAACTCACCGTTCTCCTCCCACTCTTGAGTGGCATCAAGGACAAACTGTTCAGTATCTGAGTACTCTACTTCTTGGGTTTCTTCTTCTTGGACTTCTTCTTCTTGCAGCTGCTCACCTTCAGGTTCAGCTTGTTCGGCATTTGGGTTACGTTCACCTAATTTCTGTTGGAGTTCAAGGTACGCTTTCTCCAGCTGTTCAGCATTCTCATACTTACCAGCCAGCATCTTTGCTTCAGCCTCTTGGAGCTGTTCTCCTACTTGTAGAGAATCCATCTCCTCAGCAGAGAACTCAGCTACATCAGCTGGAGTCGGGTCATAAGTCATTTCAGGCATTTCATTCCTCCTTCAGTCCATCAGCACTGATGACACGGAGAGTGCCTAGACCAACCCGTTCAACGTAGTTAGGTGAACGTCCAATCAGAGGTGGACACGTACGTTGGGTCTTCATCTTGCCAAGACTCCGCTCTTCTTCACGAGCTTCTGGAGTCTCAGCTTCCTTAAGCGCCGGCTTAGGAGGTGCCTTCCGCGGCTTCCTCGTCGGCTTCTGATAATTCATTTCCTGCATTTGTTAGTTGCTCAATTCCTTCAGGGTTCTTTTCAGGATCCATCAATGGTGAGTTAGCAAACTGACCTGCCTGTTTGACAAGCTCGTTCTGCTGAACCATCTGTTGCTGTTGAGCTGTATCTTGCTGGAGCTGTTGCGGAGTCTTGACGAGGTTAAGAACGTCAATACCTTGAGCTGCTGCTAGTCGCTTGATGTACTCATCAGGTGAGATGTATTTCATGATGGCTTCTGGTCCCATAGTCTGTGCAATGGTGGTAATGAACTGAGTCAAGGACTGGTAGTCCTGTCCTCTACCTAGTGCATTAACACCAGCCACAATCTGTGGCCGTACAAGAGACTTGGGAAGGGTGGGAAGTTGCTTGCTGCGTTGCAGTACAAGCATTACCCTATTCAGATAAGGTACGAGGAACTCGACGGTCAGCAATGAGAACATTCCACCTAACCCTTGCTCAAGTTCGAGCTGAGTTAGACGGACTTCTTCCGCAGTGGTTCGCTCACTCTGCCTAATTTGCAGAACGAGGAAACCTTCATTGATTCGACCACCAAGTTGCTGCGCCATTTCAGCTGCAGTTCTGAAGTCTGCTGTCTTACCAACTTGAACGACTCCAATCTCATCAGGTCTACCCTGAATGATTGCTCCGTTACCAGCGTTGGCAAGGGTTTGTGGTTTGGTAGTAGAAGATGGAGATACAACAAAGACAACCTTTGCTGCAGCTGCGCTGCCTTCTACGAGTGCTTGGGATAGTGCTTCAAGGGAACGAAGGTCACCCAAGAACTCTTCAACTCGGCCTCGGCCATAGTTCTCACCATCAACCACATTAAATCTCAATGGCATCCAAGGTGATGCATTTTTGGGTGCGGAGCTACGGCTACCAGGGATGATCATGTCTTCCACTTCCTGGTGCCAGGTCCAACGACCACTCTTATCATCACACTTGACGTAGGTGTACACCTCAACGTCTGCCGAAGGATAACCTTGCGTGTTGCCATCGTCTCCGACAGCATTAGGGATAGGCATTGGTAGGTCAGCCTGCAATACCTCACGCGCTATAAGTTCTTTAGTAATAATCTCAAGGACATTCCCATCACCGTCGCGGTTAACCACATAACGGTTCAAAGGAAATGACTTCAGACCAGTCTTGCCATAGAAGAGAAGAGCATTACCAGAGACAATCAAATGCTTGACTGCCTGATGGAGATATACCCTGTCATCAGAGGCATTGATATGGTCCATTATCATCCTCTCAATCTTAGAGAATGACAACTCAAGTTCACTCTTGACAGTTGGGTCAAACATTTCACCCAGCTTGTCATCACGAATTTGTAGTTTGAAGAAGGTTGTCTGCGGAGGCAGCAACGCCAGCATCAGTTTCGATGCAAGGTTAGTTACTGCCTTAGCGCCAACCGACTGCCAGGGAGTAAGCAAACGCTTATGAGTCTCCCGAGCATCATCATCGTCTTTAAGAAGATAAGGTAATGTGAGCCTGCTGCACTCTCGGCCAACGTCCAAGAACTGAGAACGTGAACCTCTGAGTTGTTGATAGCGGTCTCTTGCCTTATACATTCACTCCACCACCACCACTATCTCCACCAGTGTTAATACCAGTGCGTGGAATACGAAGTGAGCCAGTGCCTTTGGCAGACTGACTGCGATCTTTCTTACGCTTCTTGCCAGGTTTAAAAGTAGTACCACCTTCACCACTGGTGAAGTTCTCTACTTGCCTAGGAGGCGGCGGAGGAGCAGGAGCAGCTGGCGGCGGCGGCGGAGGAGGTGCCTGCTGGAAAACAACAGGCGGCGGCGGCGGAGCCGGCCTCGGACGTGGTCGCCTGGGTCTTGAATTACACATAGTTAATCTTTAAGTCGGTTGTGTATCCACTCAATTACTGAGCGTTGTCCTGAGCGGTACATGATCGTTGAGATCGAATCGCCAGGACCAGGGTTAGTAGGTGGAAACAACTCATCGAGTTCATTGATGATGGCATTAGCTTGGATGCCAAGCGTCTCCATCAACTTGATCTCAGTAATGTTGTCAGGCATATTGTGGGAGGTTTACATTGCTATGCTCAAAGAAGGCAGGCATACGAGCACTTTTCGTGTCAGAAAGTTGAGGTGCTTTGCCTTCATACATAAGTCGATCGCTGGAATCCAGCCAAAAATTTTTCGACAAATATTTATCAGGGTTATTAGCTTTAAGCGGTTGCATAACCCAGGCAACCGTGGCTTTCCGTAGCTTGTCGAGTGAAGGTGAGTAATCAAGACCCAACTCACGACATACAAGGGAGTTTGTAGCCACATGAATCTGCTCATCACGAGAGATATCAGCTGATACCGTTCTCAGTCCAGCGTCTCCACAGAAGCGAAAGAACGGCAGGAGAACAAAGAAGACGCTTCTCTCCAGAACCATTGCCTTGCATATGGTGTGGTCCGGGTGATCTTCCCAAGCTTTTGTAAGCGCTGCTGCTTCTCTTTCAGCCGTTTGATCAGTACCGATCGCTCGTGCTGCGAAACCAAGTGCTCTGTCATGATTTTCCTCATCGATAATGTTCAT